GTTCATCATGGTCCCCGATGGTGTAACGCCAACTGCATGCTCTATCCCGACCACCACGGTAAGCGGTAAGCTTTCGGTAAAGTACCGCCAACACGTGTGCAACCGTTAGAGAGACATTGGATAAAACATGGGAAAACAAGTGGCGTCTTTGCAAGCAACAAGAATCTTCGCGTACCAATGTCACCAACCATGTTTTCAGGATTGATTTAAGAAACGTTTCATAAAATAACTAAAGCATGATACAACAGTGGATTACGTTTTCCAACCAATATTTTCAGGTGGCACATATACCGGTCTATGTCAAGTCCGACAACGACATGTTGTTACTGCGTCTGGATTACATGGGATTTTATTTCCCGCGAATCCATTTTCTCAAGTTTGGGTTTATCAAGACTTTGTTGTCCACCAACCTCCCAAGCGAGACACGGGAGTTGGAGTACGAGGTGTCTCCTGAAAAAAGAGTGGACTGTGTCGATCTGACGCGCTATTTTTTAGAATATGCATGCGTTGAACGGGTCCATTACCAAGAAATGCCCCATTGCCTCTATTATCTTTTGGTAGGAAATCAGCACGAGATGGGAAAATACAAGGTTTCCTATGAACCACTGCTACCTTTCTTTCGATTCTTGGGACTGGAACAAGAGTACCTGGACAAGATTCAGTAAATTCATTCGAATAGATATCTAAACATTTCCTTTTTTCAAAAAAAAGTAAATGAATGTTTCCGGTGTCGTTCCTCTTTTCGTTACCGGATTACCAGTTGTGTTGTGTGCGAACCCTCCACTACCTTTTTTCCTACATGGTCCAGCAACATTTGGTGTTTCCCTCCCTGGACTACTTTTCGTTGGTCCCGAGCCCTCATTTACATGAGGGTGTTTTTCTACAGACCGAAAATAATAACAAATTTATGTACTGCGACCTCCCGCGTGGGTTTCATATCCGGTGCGGGAAACAAATCCCGGACACCGCCTGTCCCCATGCCGACCACCACCACCTGTTTGCCCTACTGACGGAACTCGTGGAAGAGTGCACCACCCGCTACGCATCCCTTGCCAAACTTTTCCGTCTTTTGGTACAGGAAGACGGGTGTAGGCCCTTGGAGACATGCGCCTTTTGTGTACATAGAAAAGAAACCGTGGACGCCCTGATGAAGTCATTGATGAAACCGTACCCGTACCTCACACGGTCCAGTATCGAGATGTTTTACCGGTTTCCGGTACGCAAAGGCGTCGACGTGGAAAAAATCTTGCAACCCCACATCACGTCGGTCCACGCGCTGTTTTCCCAGATACGGAACCCCAGCCTCCGGGAAAACCTCCTTGAAGGCATTTATGACGCGTTCCAGGAATTACAGGACGAGGTGGAAATCGCCGTCGAGAATAATGATGATGACCAGATGACGCACTGCGCCAAACGGTTCAAGAATAGAGTGTTGGACACCATCGACCGGTGCTGTCCCCTGGTCCAGGTCCGTAAGGTGGACTTCAAGCGATGGCTGTTGACGCTCGTATATTTTTCGTCACTCCAGGACACCACCCCTTTGGATAACGAGGACACCTTGAAACTCGTCAAGAAAGCCATGCTGTTGCTCCACCTCTATTTTCATACGCCGGTGGTCTTGCCCAAGGACACCCTATTTTATGTCGAAAATGATGGACCGGACGCAGATGCACATGCACGTCAAGTCAACGTGTCGGTGGATTTTTTAAACAAGGTACACCCGGCGCTCCGCGGGGAATATTTGTGTACGTAAGCGTAGCCACGTTTTAAATACTTGTATCAACAAAGAAAGAAAAACAACGTTTTTTTTTTCTTGGGTAGAGGTCGGAGACAGAGTCGGAACATGAAATTCAAAAAGATTCTAGAAGCGTATTTCACCTACGATGATGGTGAAGAAGTCGGTCTCGTTGATCTGCTATACCCTGATTCCCAGGTTGAAACTTCAACGTATAGAGGTTACGTTGGACAATGGCTTCAGAACCTGTATGATAAGGAAGACCTCACCACGCGGAGTAAAATAGCAGATATTAATTGGGCGCAGAATTATCTTTCCAAAACGAACAATACCGATTATACATCGCGTGATTTTGACCAGGAAACCGTCCTAATTATTTTAAAGGATGGGATCATCCAATTTTCATATTTTTCGTCACGCAAATATACACGCGATGGTTTCGTTGAGGATGGTATGGATGATACCATTCCACACTTTGGAACCATCCTCGGTGGAACAGAAAAATACCTCGGCATCCGTGGCTACGTCAAGCTCCAGAGGCTCTCCCTCGAAAAAACAACTACTAGTTTGGAGGTCTTCAAGGAATGTGGTTCGGGGTACAGCGTCGCCGACCTTGTTTAACGTAAAAAATGTTTTTCTTGCATGTGAATAAATGAAATTCAAAAAGATTCTAGAAGCGTACTACGACTTTTCTGACTCGGACCAGGTTTTCCTTACCCAGAACTATGAGGATACCCCGGTGGGAAATTTCACGTACAGCGGGTTTGTTGCGGAGCAGTTGGCCATACTTTATGACCAAGCCGAACCCACCTCTCGAACTAAAATAGGAGATATAAATTGGGCCCAAAATTATCTCGCAAAAACCAATACTACCGATAACAAAACTCGAGATTTTGACCAGGAAACAACAATATTGGTTCTGAAGGGTAGAATCATTCAATATTCCGATTTTTCGTCGGGTATCGTACGAAGTAATGGCTTTCTTCAAAACACCCTTCCCAACTTTTTCACTATTCTCGGTGGAAGAGAAAAATACCTCGGTATCCGTGGGTACGTCAAAGTCCAGAGGCTTTCTTTGGAAAATAAGATACGACGTCTTGAGGTCTTCAAGGAATGCCGGTCCGGATACAATGTAGGAGACCTCGTATAATTTTCTTTTTCTTTTCCACAAAAGAAAAATGTTCCACCGGGTGTGAATTGAACACACGACCGCCCGATATCTTTTTTTGGACAACAACCTCTACAGTCGGGAGCTCTACCAATTGAGCTACCGGTGGTTTTCTTTTTTTTATTTGAGAAAACAAGTTCTTAAATCAAATTAAAAAAATGAAATTTTTGAGACCGTTTTGGTGACAACCCCCAAGAGTATCGGAAGAAAGAATGAAGAAAATTGTGGAGGAGGCGATGGACACGTTTCGCACAAAGTTATGCGAGCTTTACCCCAACCTGGACCCCGCATCGTTAAAAGAAATGTGGAATGTCGTAAAAAAAAAGAAATCTTTGAAAAAAAAAATGAATTGCTACAATCTGTTCACCAAGGAACAGTCGTGTGACATCAAGCGCGAACACCCGTCCCTGTCGTTCGGGGACCGCGCGCGGGAGGTGGGCCGGCGCTGGAAGGCCCTTTCTTCCGACGAGAAGGAGAAATACAAACACCGCGCGCGCCTGTATGAGGCCTATCAGCACCACGATGGCTGGGACACCTACATGGAAAAACCACGGGCCTACCTTTTACACATCGCCAAGAACTGGTTCGAGGACGAGCCCAACATTACCATCCACGACGAGATGAGCAAAGAAGAAGTGGTCGAGTTGCTACTCCTTCATACCCACGTCGATGGTCCCACCACGTCATCTCCTTTACCATCGTCCTCCGATCCATCGCCATCGACATCGTCACCGGCCGTGGAGAGTGAAGATTTTGACACCCTGTCGTATCCTGAACTTTTGGAACGACTGCGCGAGCGTTTTCCTGGCTATTGTGATAATGGTTTTACCTCGAAACAAGACCTCATCGACCTCTTGAACGGCCACCTTTTAAAGAAGGAAGAACGCATCCCCTTGGAGGTCCACCCCTACTACTACCAGCTCCTCCAGAAATCGCTGGACGCCCTCCACCATCTTTGCGACAAGAATTTCTCGCCGGAGATGTGGAAGGGAAACGCGACGGATAGAAGAGCCCTGATGGAGTTGCTAGTGCGTCATTTTGACCATTTGGAACTGGAGTAATGATTAGGAGGAGGTGGTTGAAATGGGAGGGACCGTCGTGGGGTTTCCGTAATAGGCACCCATCGTAAACGGATAATCAGGCGTCGAAAAATAGGCGTACGTGAACGTTTTCGTCGTGGAAGAGGTGACGCCCGTGGAAGAGGATGTATCTTCTATGGTGATGGTATAGGTTCCGGACAGGCCGTGATAGACATCGAGGAATTGGGAGGTCATGTACTGATAATACTTGTTGTTGATCTGCAGGACATACGGAGGAATAGTGGTGGCGTTTTGATAGTATTCGGTCACATTAATAATGACCGGACCCAAAATGGGATTCCCGTCCATTGCCCATGCGGTCACATAAAACGTGGTGGTGGAGGCCACAAAATCCGTGAGGATGGAAGGTGTTTTATGGTTATGGTAGTTATAACTTTGATTGATATGGTGTTCGTTATAGTCGGTGGATTCCTTGGGTTCCGAATTTTGGAACGACGCGTCCAATGCCGTCAATACAAAGTTATTGGCCAACGAGTACGCAATGGCGTCTTCCGTTACGGGATAAGGAGGGCCGGAAGGAGTAGGGCCCTGAGGAGGAGGAACGGTGTTGGGGAATTGAATGTTGGAGAAATCGTAGGGTTCCACACCACTACCATATTCAGGATTGATGTATACCGCGGGGCAATTCACCAAAATGTTGCTCTGGGAAAATGTTTCCGATGCTGTGTTGGCATAGGTGGGGAAATTTCCAAAAGGGGATACAGGAATGACGTTGGTGGAAACAGTGAATGTATCCGTGGTATCCGAGTAGCTTAACGAATAGGATGCCGGCGTCGTTCCCTCTAATAATCCAGGGACGCTGTAATTATTGTTCTTTACACTAGTTATCAAATATTGACCCGATGTTTGTAGGGAACCTGAAGTGTCGGAACCCGCGGTGTTTGAAAAGTAATACCCCGGATATATGGTATTGGAGGAACAACTTCCGGCTTGCAAGTAAATAAGAGGATACTCGGAAGAGGAGGAATAAAAGGAAGACGGTGTCTGGTTCAAGAATGTGGTGGAATCCATGGTGTACGGGGTATACGTTTCACTACCCGTACAAGAAGTGGTATCATACAACGCAAAGACGTAGTCCGAGATGGAATACAGCGTCAACAATTGACTGACGGTCAGGTCCAATGCATCTTCCGTGGTCACAAGTGAAAACGGGGAGGAGGTGCTATTGTAGTTTACGGTGACACCGGAAACATCGGGAAGGGCGTAGCCTTGATAGCTGCCACTTGTCGTGTTATCGTAAATGTGCAGTGAAAGGAACGACATGGAGGAGGAGGGAAGCGTGTAAATAGTACTGTAAGAATTATTGTTGTACGTGGTATTGACCACATATCCCGCGTTGAACGAGGCATTGGCAGGGATTTGTACAAGGGGAAGAATGAAAACATTCGACGGCTGAATCTGAATTCCGGAAGTATCGGTCGTGGAGGCGTTGATGGGTAACGGTACCGAGGACCCCGTGCTATCATTGACGTTATAACCGGTTAAAAACGTGATGGACGTCGGGTATACCGTTGTTGTCGATGTCGTGCCGTCCGTGGTGGTATAATCAAGGTACGAAGTAAATGATTGGAGTGTTCCTTGGTAGGAAAAATCTCCGTATCCCACGACCAAATTCAGAATCTCATAACCAGGGACGTTTATATACTCGGTAGGGACAATACGATAATACACGGAGCCCGTCATGTCTTGATATTGGGTGACGCTCCAATTTGCATTTTCTGTACTATACGTCATTATCGTGGTCACGCTACCGCTTCCGCTTCCGGGTGCCACAGTGGATAACTGATTGCCACTACCGTCAAAGTCATTGATAGTCAATGTGGCAGAGGTATTGTTCGTCATGGATATCGTGACGTCGGTGGCAAGAGAGGTATAACTAAAAGACGCCGTCGAATACGAATAGGTCGAATCAAACGTAATGGCCAGGGAAGGGGGTGTTCCTGCGGTGAATGTGTTGGTCGTATTGGCCGGGTACGAGGCGAGGGAGCCGTCCGTATTAAATACAAACGTGTTTGTCGACGGTGTGTTGGCGGCGTCGTTGATATTGACATTGAGGAAGTACAATTGGGGGGTATTGCCGTAGCATTCTAAAATTGTTTTGGGGACCCGGAGGGTAAGCTGTAGCACGTACGTGCTGATTAATTCGTACGACACAAATTTTTTGGCCGAGAACACCTGGTTGTGGACGATAAAAGTTCCGTTGAGAACGCCGTCAAACGTAATGTTGTACAGGGGACAGTTCTCGTAGGCCTGGGTGTAGTCGAGGGTAATTATCGCCGAGTCCGGACCCGTAATGGTGCCTTGTGTCGTGAACTGCCACACGCGCAGCAAGGAGGCCGAGGACGGAAGGGACCCCGTCACAAAATATTCCGTGGTAATGTTGGAGGACGGCGTAACAGAAACGCGTTGGAGATAGACCGCAAGGTTATTGGAAGAGATTTGGCATCCGCTCGTATCTCCCATTTTTTTTTGTTTTTCTTTATTATTGTAAATTTTTTTTAATGTATAGAATGGACGGTCCAGTTCTGGGAGGCAGATTTCCTCATTTCTTTGGCGGGCAATGTCTTCATTCCGTATGTCGCTGTCGTCACTCCTTTTGCACCCGTATCGTGCGCGTGCTTATCATCTAAAAAATTTTATATTTTCCAGGAAAGAAAGAAATAAAAATGAAATTGGCCGATTCCTCCCTGGTCCGCCTTTTTTTACCGGGTTCGAGAACGAAGTTGTGAAGTTGTAAAGCTCTATTATTGGCACACACATTATTCTTCAAGAAAGAATAATGTCCATTTTTTTTTGAATGAAATGAAGAATTAACGTCCGGTAAAAACTCGAGCGATACCGATGGTTACCAAACTAATGGAAAGGTTTTGTTGTTCAGTGCCGATAATAGTTGAAACCGATACTTCCTGTGGGCTTTCAAACATGGGATTGTTGGTAGATACACCCCCTTCAACATCGTCATGAGCAAAAGCAGGATTATCAAACTGCGTGGCCGTTTCTGTTTCTCCTTCAAAATCATCGAACCCAACTTTGTCTTCCGCCGTAGCACCCTCTTCATCCAGATCAAACGTGTCGGACGCTTGCGACGATATTTTGTAGGATTTATAAAGGAGAGCGCCCTGCATCGCCAAACCCTGAACCCCCAGAACCCCGGCGAGCATATCATTTGCAAAACTCAATCGTTCATTCCAGGTATCGGATTTCAGACCCTTGATACCACCCCCGTATTTTTCCTGGTCGTAAATAGATTTACCCATCACGTAGACGCCTCTTACTCCTAATCCGACGTTTGTTGCTGCACTGCCTGCATTGAGTGCCTTCGAGGTGATGGAAAGGGGAGCACTGGAGGGTCTTATGTCGGTGGGCTTCGCCCCTTCCATTGCTTTCGGTCCCTTTAAAAAATTCGTTGCTGAATAATAAGAGAGCCCTGCTCCAGCAAGCGCAGTCAATGCTCCAGTGACACTTTCTTCAATGGCGGATTTTCTCGCCTCGCTTCCTTTGGAACTTTGGGCGATATTGGATGAACCGACGACCACAGAATCCGTTCCTCCGGCGGTCATGGCAAGCATCGACACCACTCCAAAAATCTGGAGACCCGGGATGAAAGAAAGAATGCTAGAAGAAAGGGTAATGGTGTTTAGAATCGTTTTTATATTATTCGCTCGATTTGTTTTCGACGCGTTTAATCGAAGAGCATGAGCATGGACCATGACGTACACAATGTTATTTATCAATTAAAAAAAAAAACAAAAAGCTGTGAACAACGGGACGACGTAAAAATTTTTGGGCCTGTTATTCACAAAGGTGCGAAAAAAAATTTTATCTTTCCCAGGAAAGAAAGAAATAAAAATGAAATTGGCCGATTCCCTGGTCCGCCACTTTTTTCGGTTCCAGAACGAATTGAAGCTCTACCATTGGCGCACTGGCTATTATTCGCGCCACCGCGCCACGGACAAGCTCTCCGAGACTATCCTGGAGCTCATCGACCGCTTCATCGAGGCGTACATGGGCATCTACGGTCGTGTCTCCCTGGGAAAAGACCCTATGGTAATCCGCACCTTTACCGACAAGAATGCACCCTCCCTCCTCAAGGAACTCGTCGAGTTTCTAGGCACCCTCGACAAGCCTTTGAAGTATGAACCGTCGCTCCTTAACATTAGGGATGAGATGGTCTCTTCGCTACAACAAACTCTGTTCTTGTTTAACCTTGTGTAAGGACATCATTTGTTGATAAACGCATCCAAACGTTTCGAGTGGATGTGGAGGTTGAAGATGGGGACGGTCAAGGTGGGGGAGATACGGAGGAAAGGTTTTCCGTGGTCCCAGTAAAACTGATACTGGTTGTATTTGACGAGACATGTTTCGTTGACAAATCCCGTGGTATCACCGGATATATGCCAGGGGTCGATGCCTCCGAGGTATTGTCCCATGGCAGCAGCGTCAAAGACCATGCCACCAAAGTCGGCAAAGTGTTTGGTCACGGCGTCCAATGCAGGGTCTTCCCCCGAGGGAAAGATGGGAAAACTACGTACGAGACCGGTCGACGCTCGGATGTGTGAAAAATTTTGCATGTCGTTCTTGGAAAAATCATACTTTTGTAAAACGGTTCGTAGGACGTTGTGGCTGGGGAGGTAGACGATGCTGGCGATATTGCGGTCAAGGCAGTCAAAAGGCAGGTAGAGGTACGAGGGGTCGACACAGGGAAAAATATCGTCCACGGAATGGT